ATAGGGCGCAACGATAACATAATGAAATAGTTAGTAACATGGACATCCCTGTCCATGCCCGACTATTTAAAACCAAAATGGCAAAACTAAAAATTAAATTGGATCCTTGGCAAGAAAAATTCATTAATACAGAGGGAGATAAGATCCTCTGTTGTGGTAGACAGGTTGGTAAGTCCGTCATTTGTGGGATAGACGCAGGAGAATATTCAGCCACCCATAACAAAAAACTGGTCTTGATGATCGCTCCCACTGAGCGACAGGCTTTCGAATTATTCGATAAAACGCTTAATTATTTGCTAGACAACTACTCCTCACTTATTAAGAAAGGAAAAGACCGCCCAACAAAATCTCTAATTAAGCTTAAAAATGGCACTAAGATCTACTGCTTACCAACCGGACTCTCCGGTTTAGGCATTAGAGGTTATACTGTTGACCGCTTATATGCTGATGAAGCTTCCAGAATCCCAGAAGACGTTTGGACTGCCGTCACTCCGATGATGTTAACCACCGGCGGAGACAGTATTTACTTATCTACTCCCGCTGGACGTGGAAACACTTTCGCAGACACAATGCTTAACACCGACAACGCCTACAACTCTTTCTCTAGATTCAGCGTATCAAGCAGAGAGGTAATCTCTGAGCGTGAAATATGCGAAACGTGGCACGAATTCCAGAGAGAGAAGGCTTTACAACACCTAGACCGAGAAGCCAGCAGAATGAGTACTTTGCAGTATGCACAGGAATATGAAGGACAGCTAGTTGATGAACTACGTCAGTTTTTCCCAACGGACTTAATCCGAGACTGTATGACCCTCACAGGATCAGAGTACAACCCAGAAAACTACACAACCTATGGCGGTGTTGACGTAGCCCGTATGGGAGGAGACGAATTTGTTATTACTTCTATTGCTGATATTTCCGGAAAATTTGCTGCTATGATCGGTTTAGATATATTTAAAAATATAAGAATAACAGAAGGTGTAAGAAATGTTAAAGACGCAAACAGAAAATATAAATACAAAAACATATATATTGACGATGGCGGAATGGGAGTTGGTGTCTTTGACCCGTTGCTTGAAGACAACGAAACGAAAAGAAAAGTCATCGCCATTAATAACGCTTCTCGAAGCATTGATAGAGAAGGTCAAAGAACCAAAAGACTCCTTAAGGAAGACCTCTATAATAATCTCCTTTCAATGATGGAACAAAACAAAATCCGCCTGTTTAAGAATGATGATCTCTTCCACAGTCTAAAGAGTATTCAAGCAGAATACTCTAACGGAAAGTTAATAATTTTTGGAAACTATTCAGATATTACCGAATCTTTAATTCGCGCAGTTTGGGGAATTCGTACAAAAAGTTTAAATATTTACATATATTAACTAAAATTATGGCACACACTGGAATATTTGCAACATCTGATGAAATCTTAGTAAAAGCTGGTGAGAATTATGACACCAGTATAACAGAAGCAAGAATTAATGCTCTCTGTCTCCAAGTAGAATCTTTAATCAACTGTGTTTCCCGATATAATTGGAGCGACGCTTATGCAGGATTAAATGCAGATGTAAAGGGTATTCTAAGCGAATGTGCTTCTAATCTAGTTGCTATTTACATCATCAGTTTTAATATGGCTGGATTTACGAGTAGAATTGAAGCGGAAGACATGATTAATATTTTAAGAGACGGAGCATTACGTGCATTATCTTTGCTAAGAGATAAAAAAGTAGTGGACTTTATGAATGGCGCATGATTTTAATAGATTTCCAGAACTAACCAACAGCCAAATGCAGATTTATTATTTTGAAAGCCCACATAAACAAATTATGGAAGATTTCGACGCAGAAGTTGTTAAAGTACATGATGGAGATACAATAAAAGTAAGATGGCAAGAAAGAACTTTTGATTTTCCTATTAGAATGAGTAATATATCAGCCAGAGAATTAAAAGAAAATTCAGAGAGAGACACAAGTTTCCAATTAAGTGCAGATGGAAAGACCTCTCAAAAATGGTTAGAGGATCGGGTTTTGGGGGAAATGGTTACTATAAGAATAAATAAAAAAAATAGAGTCGAGAAATTCGGCAGATTGCTGGGTAGAGTTGAACACAAAGGAGTTGATCTCGGAGATGAATCTGTTGCACTAGGTTTTGCTAGTAGTTGGAAAAATAGAAACGACGGCAAAATCATTGACGTGCTAGGCTCGGTAAGTATATAATGGCACTTGACTTTGGTATGAATCAGAACTTTTCGCATTCACAGAGTTTTGATCAGGGTATGGGAGCAAGCCGACCAGGTGCTAGTACTGCTACAGTAGCTTTAGACGGAACTGGCGACTTTGCCAACATTCAGGAAGCTATAGACGCTTTACCAAACGCTGGCGGCGTAGTTTATATTAAAGAGGGAACTTATGTTCTTAGTGTATCAATAGAAATTAATAAAGATAATGTAACTTTAATAGGTGCTGGTATAGCTACTGTTTTAGATGGTGCTGGTAATGGTGGCGATATGGTAGCTATTAATATAAGTGGAAAATCTAACATAATTCTTAACAACTTTAAAATCTTGGGTAGGACTGGCGGATTCTTTGCAGATCAACGCGGGATCAAGATAGTTAATCCAACCGACATTAATATAGATTCTTTATGGATTACTGGCGGGCGATTTCACGGAATAGACATTCAGGGTACTGCTGGAAAGGTAACTGTTACTAACTGTCACATATACAGTCAAGTAGGTATGGGGATTTATTGTACTGCTGGAAGTAACAATATAATTTCTAATAATCAAATTTATAGTAATGGTGATGATGGTGTTTATTTAGCTCCGGCTCACGATTCTACTATAACAGGCAATATCATTATAGGCAATTATCGAGGAATAGTTTTGCACAACTCTGACACATCTACAGTAACGGGCAACAGAATTACTGAAAATACCAATAACCAAATAGTTATAAGTAAAGGGGGTGTTGGTACATCTACTAAAAACGTAATAGTAGGAAATGCTTACACTACAACAACCGGAGGAACAATCGTTGACGGCGGTACTTCATCAGTCATAGCCAACAACGCAGCTTAAAAATGCCTGAAACAGATATAGGAAATGCGGACTATGGAAATTTAAAAAACACCCAGACAGATTACTCAGTAAACGCAGTTACAACAGACTCAGCAAATGATAGCAAAGAAACATATTATGATAATACTAACTGGTCACAATATCTCGGATATTATAAAACAATTCCAGAACTAGCTTCCGCTATTGACGCAAAAGCTACTTGGACAATAGGAAAGGGTTTTAAAAGTGATGATATTACAACAATGAAACTTTCTAATATTAGGGGATGGGGCAAAGACTCATTTAACACCATCTTAGAGAACGCCGTCCGTACTTACCACATTGGCGGCGATTCTTTTTGTGAAATAATAAGAGACCCAAAAGGAAACTTAATTAACTTAAAGCCATTAGATCCAAGTAATATCAGAATAGTAGTTGACAGAAAAGGGATTATAATTCGTTATGAACAAATTAACAAAATTAAAAAAACTACTCATAAATTTGAGCCTGAAAATATTTTTCATCTAGCAAGAAACCGAGTAGCTGATGAAATACACGGAGTTTCTATAATTCCAGCCGTTGAAAAAATTATATTAATGCGTAATGAAGCGATGGCAGACTACCAGAAACTACTTCACAGGAATATTTATCCAGTAACTGTATGGCACTTAGATACAGATGATACAGCAAAAATTGCTGCTTTTAAAGCCAAAGCTGATAAAGCAAGCTCACAGGGAGAAAATATTTATATTCCAAAAGGTGCGGTCGAAAGAGAAACAGGTGGAGTAGCTCCAAACGCTACACTCAACCCACTCCCTTGGATCAATCAATTAAATCAATACTTCTTTCAAGCAACAGGAGTTCCTCAAATAATAATTGGTGGTTCTCAAGAGATCACCGAAGCAAGTGCAAAAATAGCTTATTTAGCTTTCGAGCAAATAATCGAAGAGGAGCAATTATTTGTTGAGGAGCAAGTTTTAGCACAGCTAAATTTTGAGATTGATTTAGAATTTCCGGCAAGTTTACAAAATGAAATGCTATCTGACCAAAGCAAAAGCGAGACAATGCAAGCTACAACAAAAGAAGATACTTTCCTAAACCCAGAACAAACCGGAGTAAATCAGACCAAAGGTGTTCAATAATGGCATTTAAAAGAAAAGTTGTCCAAAACCAATACACTACTCCAAGTAAAAAGCAAACAGTAGCCCAAAGACAAGCCAAAATTTCAAGTCAACTAGAAAACGCTACTGGTAGAAAAGAAAACCTAGCTAGAAAAGCAGCTGGGTTGCCAATGAATTCTGTTAGCAGAAATAGACCAACAATAGCAGCGGGAACAGCCGGCTCAGGAATAAGAGTAAATCCAGTTAATGGTGAGTTTTCTGCAACAAACAACCTAGCTTTAATAGATAAAGCAGGTGCAACAGTTAGCCCAACAGCAACGCCAAGAACGTTAGATGAAACAGGAAAAATCACAACAGCCAGAGCACCAAGTAGAACAGATGG